AAACAAACATTGAACCCAGAAATATTGTCTTATTGGAATAAAATTAGAAATGAGCGTGCGAACAAAAAAAGGTAATAAACCACCAAACGGTTTTAAAAGATTGCAATGCAAGTATTGCAATAATGTTTCAGAACGAGTTGACGAAAAAGCAACTTCTATTACATGTTGGAAATGTACACAAAAATTAGTCAATGGTGAAACATTGGAACTTAGAAAATAATATATTATATTTTTAATAAACTATGTTAGAAGCAGAAAAAATAAAATCAAACTGGGAAATGTATCGGGCTATTGTCAATACTACATTTCCTACACGCAAAGATGCATTAAATAAAATGTATGATGATTTTGAAGATAGAATTGCTTTAATGCCAGCTTCATCTATTGCACATTTTCATAATGCATTTGCTGGAGGTTATGTAGATCATATACTTCGTGTTATTGATTGTACTAAATCATTATATGTAACTTGGAAATCGATGGGAGCTGATATGTCAGGTTATACTGAAGAAGAAATGATATTTTCGGCTATGCATCATGATTTAGGTAAAATAGGATTTCCAGGCGATGGTAATGAAGTGTATCAAGTAGAAACTTCAGATTGGCATCGTAAGAATCAAAACAAGATGTATAAACACAATGAAAATATTCCGTTCACAATGGTACCAGATCTTTCTATTTGGTTGCTACAAGAATATGGTGTTAAAATGTCTTGGAATGAATATCAAGCAATTAAAATACATGATGGAATGTATGATGATGCGAATAAGCCATACTTCGTAGCCAGATCGGCTCAGGCTAAATTAAAAACAAATCTTCCAATACTACTTCATCATGCAGATCATATGGCAGCACAGATTGAATATGAACGATGGAGAAACCGAAATGCATCAACACCGAAGCCAATGGTTGAAAAAAGCAAGGTAACTAAAAGTAACGGACTTAAAAATCTAGCAGAAAATAATCCGGATGTAGAAAAGACATTAACGGATATATTTAGTGCTTTTAATCAAGATTAATTATGTTGATTACATTTATAATATTGTTTATTTTAGCCGGCGGGACTGCTGGTTATTTTATATATAGAGCATATTATCTTGCCGGCATTATGGCTGATGCTCAGGAATATATTGAAGGATTAGAAGTAACTAATCGGTACATGTATACACAGATTAGTCAAGCGTTTGATGTAATGAAAAACATTGATCGTTTAGGAGCATTTGAAGCAGAAGATGAAGCTGGTACTACGTTTCAATTATTAAATGAAGTTATAACAGAACTTAAAGAACAATTCGATGGCGAAGAAGAAAAAGAAAAGTAATATATATTTTACTAGAATAACAGAAATTGCTATATTAGCATATAATAAAACCGACTCACCTGTTAAACGTGAAAAAATTTATAGAAGGTTTATTTATCCAGCTTTTATGAAAATGGCAGAAAACTTAATTAACACAATTAAACCTACATACATTGATTCTACATTCAATGATTTACAAACAGATTTAGTTACGTTTCTTACCGAACGTTTAAACAAGTTTAATCCCAATGCCGGTAAAGCATACTCATATTATACTAGAACATCATACAATTATCTAATTGGCGAAAATGATAGAGCTTATAAAAAACTAAAAGCAGATGCGATAGAAATTGATATTGATGAACGTCGCAATGTTTTAATAGAAATTCATAATGATGAAATGCAAGAAACCTTGCATTATTTTATGAATGCGTATGTAAATTATTGTTATAACAATTTAAATTATATATTTAATAACGCAACTGATATACATGTAGCTGACTCTATATTACATATTTTTGAAAATCGAGAATTGATTGAAGATTTTAATAAAAAACGATTGTATATTTTAATTAGAGAACGTACCGGTCTAGATCCATCACAAACAAGTGCATTAACCAGAGTAGTTAAAACACTTAAACAAATTTATGAAGATTCGTTTAAACAATATGAACAATCAGATTTTGTGAAATTACCTTTTTGATATTTATATAAAAGGAATTTTTTGTTATGGACAAGAATGATGAACTGTTTAAAGGAACTACCTTTGCGGATCTAATGTCAGATGTTTATCATAATTCTAAAAAGAAAGATAGACAAATCAATCAATTAATTGCGCAGTTACAACCATTAATTCGTAACGCATCAGATGCTACTATCATAGTACCTCTTATTAAAGAGTATTTAGATGTAGCTGTAAAAAATGATGATCATCTAGTTAAACTTACAGCGATTGTACAGCGATATATTTCAACTAAACAAACTATATCGGGGGCTGATGGATTATTATCTGATGAAGAAAAGGAACAATTATTAAAAGTAGCTCAAGATACGTTGGAAGCAGAGTTAGAAGACGAAATAGTAAAAATTACAGATGAAGATGCTGTATTAAATCAAAAAATCCAAACAGCAAAAGAAAAGATTAATAAAAATGAGGAATGATAGTAACATTGAATTCGATGTTGCCGAAGTGCTGGATTATGAATATACATACCAGTATGTAGACTCTGTGCGAACTGATACTAATGTTAATAGTTTGTTTGGATTAAAAGTTAGATCTTGTAATAGTTATTTTAATCCTAGACCATTTATTGCTAAGCCAGCAAACATGAACACTAAAAATATTCCATTAGTTGGAGAATTAGTGTTAATTTTTAGAACCTTTAATCAAGTATCTAATTCTGTGTTTCGAAGAGAAACTTGGTATTATTTAACTACAATTGATGTACAATCATCAATGAATGCAAATCCAATACCAGGTATATCTAGTCAAACTGCGCCGGCTAATGAAGACGATTCATATAAACCAGGAAAAACTTTTGATTTTAAATCTATTTCACCGATACAACCATATGAAGGAGATTTAATTATTGAAGGCAGATTTGGAAATAGTTTAAGATTTGGGTCTACTATAAAATCTGGTGGTAACTATTATAAACAACCAACGTGGAAAGGAGATGTATCGTCAAATTCTTTGGTATCAAGTCCTATAATTATACTATCTAACGGGCAGGCAAATCAAACTGAAAAGAAATTTGTTGTAGAAAATATAAATACTGATAATTCTTCTTTATATTTAACTAGCACACAAACTTTACCAGGATTTGTATTAAATAATACGTTGCAAACAGTTACTGACTCTGTTACTCAGTTTTCCAAATCTCAATTTATTGGAACTGCTGATCGTATAATTTTGAAAGCAAAAACAGATACAGTTGCACTGGATTCTGGATTATCAATTGAATTAAATAGTCCATTGTTGTCTATTGGTGTTAAAAAAGATAAAGAAGATGGATTGCATACAGAAGCAGTTGAGGATTTATTTGAATTAATATTTGATATTTTAATATCTGGGCTTAGAGATAGCAATGAAGCCCCAGTAAATCTAGCGGATCCGCAGTTTATTACTTTGAAAAATCAATTGATAAGTCGACTTAGAAACAAATCAATTAAACAGGATAAATTTTAAATATGGCTACCGCATTTCCATTTAATAAAATTTCAAAAGTACCTATGCGGGTATTAGCAATATTATTGCCGATAATTACTGCCCAACAAACATTAGCAAAAAAATTAGGAAATCGTATACAGGAAGACTTAGAAAATTTATCTAAGAACGCAAAATGCGATGATGCTGAAGTTTTAGCATTAAAACAAAAATTAGAAAAATTACAACAAACAATAGATAATTTGCAGAGATTATTAGGATTTATACCAACTATATCAAATTCATTACGAACCGTAAACACAGTTGCACAAATAATATCATCTGTTCAATTAGTTATACCAGCAGCCCCAGGAGTACCACAAGCTCCTATTATACAAACTTTAAATGCAGCTGTAGAAACTATTGCTAATGTAACAGCTGTATTGACAACATTAAGCAATGTAGCAAACAATGTTTTACAACTAGCAAATAGACTTGAAGGAATCATTCAAAATATTAATGATAAAATAAAAAGTTTATGTAATACCCCATCAGCGCCATCTGATACTGTAGAAGTAAATTTATTAGATTTATATCCTAGTGAATTTTATCAGTTGGTTAATGTGTCACAAGAAGATATTGATAATCGATTAACAGAAATACGTAATCTTCTAGAAGAACAATTAGATGTTCTTACAAATTTAAACGAAGCTCCAAGCCAGATATTATATGGTAGTGGATTACCGCAGCCTAGTCAGGGACAACAAGGAGATTATTATGTGGATACAGACACGCAAAATGTATTTGGACCAAAGCCTACAAATACTAGTTGGAAATAAACAACTTTTTCTTTAGTAAATATTTATTAATAAAGAAATTTATGGATAGTAAAACATTGATACAATTGTTAAAACGAGTTGTTAGTGAAGAAGTACGTAAAGTTGTTAAGGAAGAACTTACTGAAATTCTTAAAGAAGGGTTACAATCTACAATTAATGAAATGAAATCTACTTCTCCTAAATCAAAAATTGCAAGAACTACTGCACCTTCTCCAAAACGTAAAGCTGTATTTGAAGAAAATCGTTGGGCATCTGTTTTAAATGAGACAGATCCATTGACAGAACAAGTTCCTGTTGCAATGAATAGTTTTAAAGATATGATGCAAGAAGGAATGGATGAAATTCGTATGACTTCACGAGATGCTCAGAGTTTTGGTAATATGAGACAAAATATGAAAGCTGCAATGGGATTAGCAACAGAAGTACCAAAGGTAATGGAAGACCCAGAAACTGGAAAAACATATGAAGTAGCACCCGAAGTTCAACAAGCATTAACTAGAGATTATTCTTCTTTAATGAAAGCAATAAATAAAAAGAAAGGTAATTAACAATGCCATATGTTTTCGATAATACTGTAACAGATGCTTCATATGATCCGTTTTTTGGAAATTCTCCAAACAATGGATTAGGTATTATCATAACAGGAACTAATAGTATATTTTTTGTTAGTAGCGTTAAACAATTAAATTTACAAATATTTGAAAATTTAAAAACATTATTATTAACAAGAAAAGGAGAACGATACGGACAGCCTACATTTGGAACAACATTATATAATGTACTATTTGAACCAAATACTACTGAATTAAAATCAGAAGTACATGATGCTATTAATGATGCTGTTGCTCAATGGTTACCTTATATTAGTTTAGATAAAATTGATGTTAAAACTATAGAAGATGATCCAAATAATCCAAATTATGTTACTGTTACAATAGATTATTCAGTACAAAATTTTGGAACTAACAATATTGTTGTATTTGTAACACCTACTGGTGAACTTCAAATAGACTCTGCTAATCCGTAGGAAATAACATGGAAGTAAAAAAAGATATATCATACTTAGGAAAAGATTTTGGACAATTTAGACAAAATCTTATTGAATTTACTAAACAGTATTTTCCAACGTCATACAGTGATTTTAATGAATCTTCGCCTGGTATGATATTCATCGAATTAGCATCATATGTAGGAGATGTTTTATCATTTTATGCCGATGTTAATTTAAAAGAATCGTTTCTAGATCAAGCAGTAGAACGTAAAAATATTTTTGATTTAGCTAAAGCATTAGGATATAAACCAAATAATGTTATTCCAGCATATGTTACATTGGATGTATTTCAATTAGTACC